GGATGCGGTGGGCTGTATGATGAAAAAGTACCGGTATATTCATCCTCTCAAGGAAGCCCAGGATATGCACCAGGCTTTACACTGCGGTGAAGCAAAACGCGATAATTTGCCCTCAAAAATCACAATAAATAGAAAAAAAAAATTACCATCAAACCAAACGGCCGTTGGGAAAGAGCCCGGCAAAATACCCAACGGCCGTTTGGAATATCTCACCACAGAGGTATCTCATACCCTAAAAATTTGATAATGTATGACGAGCCTGCAGAATTAGAATTATACATGATCGTTGCCGGCGAATAGGGTGGGAATGTGGCATTTCCCGCACATGTATTGGCCAGGGAGACATAGGCATGATTATAACCCGCCGATATGCGAATATATAAAGATGCAGAGGCGTTAACCGTCTCGCTGTCTATGCTTGTCAGGATCGCCATAGGCGAGCCATTGTACATATAGGTATATGTCATTGTGTCTACAATATAGAAAGTGAATGACGGCCGCCTCGCCCAGAATACGCGTTTCCCCCTCTGCTTGAATTCTTCGATATTCCCAGAGGAATTGTTGAGCACATCTCCCAGCCACCGGAAATTGGTGTGCGGAAGCACAATAAACCAATCGCCCTGAGCCAGGGATAAACTGCTGCCGCTGTATGTTATGGTCCCGCCGGTGCCGTTGTCATTGTTATTGGCCGAGATGGTCCGGAGCTGCCCCGCCGACGAGCCGCTAATCATATATAGGCCATACCCCGCCAGCTCATCGGTGGTAAACCCGTAGCCAATTCCGGCGGAGGGATTCCACAGTTGGCCCAGCGAAATAACCTGGACAGCCTCTGATTTCACCCGCATCCACGGCATCAGTTTGCCGGTGAAACTGGCGTCGGAATCACCGGCCAGGGCAAACACCGCATACCATTGTTCCGATTTCTCGCTCCCCCATCGATAAGTGCTGCTGCTGATATCCAAGGTCAGGGCTGTGGTGTTCCGCCTGAACCACCCGTCGCTCGCGCCCGTGATAAAGTGCGCCGGATTCAGGGCGTTGGGGAACCCTGCCATCATCACCCCGGCCGGGGAATCAGAGCAGGCAGTTACCTGCACCTGGGTATCCGACACCCAGACCAGCGGCGGCGTCCGCAGCCCAACCTGGGCCAGCTGCGCCAATCCCAGGCTTAGATTTGTCATGTCTGATTTTTTGGCCCCAATATTCCCGGAGCCGCTATATCTGTTATAAATCGCCCTCAGCTCGTCCAGGCCGCTCATCGATCATCCCCCAGGAACCTCACCAGCTTGAGATTAACTCCCCACGGCCGCTCCAGGTTTACGGTTTTGCCCACCACCAGCCAATTTTTCGAATTCCAGCTCACAACATCCCCCAGCTCTAACCGCACCAGATTGAGGAGGCCCTGGAAATTCAGAAATAACAGCCCCCCCAACCGATTAATTAAATAATCGGCCTTTGCTTTTGCGGTATCCGCCGACTCCGTGCCCACCTGGTTGCCATAGCTCAGGTCCAGCTCCATGCTCTGGGCCTGGTAAATGCCCCAGGCCCGCATGGCCTGGTTTTGGGCGGTGTACAATAGCTGGTTGTTACGCTCATACCAGCCCCACCGCACCGTCACCTTGCTGGCGATCTCCCGGCTGTCCAGCAGCGTCTCCACCGCCTGGCCGTCCGCCGCGGTCAGGCTCACCACCGGCGAGCCTATCGCCGCCGGGGCCCGGCAGCGCACCTGCCCCCCCTCTATCCATATGGTCAGCAGGCTCGCCGCCCCCAGGGCCGCCAGCGCATCTCCCACCGTGGTATCCTCAAACTTGCAGAAATATTGCTCGTCCATCAACGCCTTAGCCGTGGCCAGATTGGCCGCGTCCGTCGCCAGCCCTGCTTCCTCCGCCAGGGCTGCCAGGATATCCACCGGGTTTTTTATCTCATCCGCCTTTACCCGGGCCATCACCTGTCCTCCCGGCGGGTCGGTCCAGTCATCCCAGATGATCACCCCCTGATCCGGCAAGGCCAGGTAATTGCTGCTGCCCACCTCCCGGCCGGGCTTGGCCAGGGATTTTTTCGTCATTTTCTGCAGCCATTTCTGCTGGGCGCTTATTTTGGGAACCTCTCTCGGAATTAGCAGATTGTCGGCCCAAACCTCCGTGATATCCTGAAACTTCCCGCCCAGACGGTACCAGCAGGGATACCAGTAATTGGAAAATTCCACCGAATCAAAATCAATCTTCCAGGCCTCGGCCGCCCCCCCGTTTATCAGGCCAAAATTGAGAGTTTTGGGCAGGAGGCTCATTGCCTCATCTTGGACATCCAGGACTTGGCTCCCATCTATCCACAGCCGGAGGAGGGCCTGTCCTGCGGAGCCGGCCAAGTAGCCGAGAGCCACCGCAATATATTTCCCGGCATTCCCGGTCAGGCTGTAATCAGTTTCCCGCCAGTTCCCGCTGCCATATCTAACCCACAAATTTCCCAGTTCGTCCGGCGACAGGGTCAGGACCTCGGCCCCGTTGCTATCCGTCAGCCACAGAATCCGGGTGTTGAGCGCAGTCGGGCTGCCAGGGGAATTGATCAGGCGCAGCCGCAGCGCCGCGTGGGCCCGTGCAGTGGCCCCGGACAGGGTCAGCTGCCCATAGGCCGCCGCCGATCCCCCTGACACCGCCGCCCTAGCCCCATATTGCCCCTGATACGCCGCCGCCGCTGTAACCTCAAACGTCCCGTCCCCTGAGGTGATCACCCCGCTCAGCTGCCAGGCGCCGGTCTCAAAATCCTCCCTGATTGTCGGCTCCCACGGCAGCGACTCGCTCTGCTCCGTGGCCTCCAGCACCAGCTCCCCGTGGATCAACGGCCGGGGCTCCCCGTCCTCCCCCGGCGCGCCGAGGGGAATCTGCCTCGCCAGGGTCAGACCGTCCTCCGTGTAAATCTCCAGCTGCCGCAGCACCTGCCCCCCCGCCTCCACACTAGTGCGGTGCCCCCAGCTGATGACCTGCCCCTCGTACAGTTTGATCAGGCTGACCCCGCCGCTCACCTCATAGCCGAAATATACCCGGAGCCCCAGACCCTGCCACCACTCTGGATAATCGGCCCAGAGAAAATTCTCCCCCGCCGGGTCAAACCGACCGTCACGATCCTTCAGGGTTGCCGTATAAGACCCGGAGACCAGATCAGAAAAATTCACCGGAGCCTGCAGGTCCAGCGACCCTCCGGAAATCACCCACTCCGGCGCCAGTGGATACTCCCCCGCCAGGCGCACCGCCTCCACCCAGCTCTCCTCGTCGCTCTCACTATCCATGAACCAGCCGGCCCAGGGCGCGTCGTCGGTAAAATACAGCTGCTCACCGCCGCCGGCACCGCTGTCCGTGAAATAACAGGCAACCTGGATGAACTCAATGCGTACCTGGTAATATTGCTGGAGGCTGACCTCGGTCTCCAGCACCAGCGTCTCCCAGCTGGCCGAAGCCAGCAGCGCCTCCGTGGCCGCGGTGCGGTAGGACAGCTCCACCTCATATCCGAGGCCTTCCGTCGTCCATTCCGGTGCGGCGCTCGTAGTCTCGGCCAGGCCCGTGGCCAAGGCCGGCCCGGTCCAAGTTGCCGACGCCTTCCCCGCATCGACCTGCACCCTGTAAAAATCCCGGTAATGGCAGTCCGTGTAGGTGCCACGGCCTTCCCCCACTCCGGCGTCAAACCGATAGGGGTAAAACCGCAGCCGCAGGACCGGCCGAGCCCCCCGCCGCTTCCGCTCCTCGGCCTCAAAGGCCGCCGACGGCGCCTCGATCACACCTCCTCCAGGGTCAGCGCCACGCTATAGGCATACTCGCCGGGCGCGGCGATCTCAATCTCCGGCGGCTTGGTGATCAGGGCGGTCATGTCACTGGGGAGGTCCGCGTCCAGATACACGGAAATTTCCGTGCCCGCCTCATATGCGGCCCGCAGCGCCTCCACCTGGCTCAGGGGGAGCCACCTCCATGTCACTTCCAGGTGCCGGCGCCGCCGCCCCGGCAGCCAGTAGGCGCACAGGCTGCCGTCCAGGCTCCGGCTCAGGTCCCCCTCCTCCAGGTACCCTAAATTGGCCCCGATCTCGTAATTTATCGGCAGCTCATAACTGAGCTTTCCACTCGGCCACCCCGTGTCATAGGCCGCCTCCCCCCCATTCTGCCAATCCAGGGTATAGGCCCCTCCCTCGTCGCTGAGGCTGCCGTCGAACCGCCACACCGCCTGAAAATCCTGGGCCCGGGGTGCCAGCCCCCACCGCAGCCGTTCCCATTCCGCCGCCACCCACTGCTCCGGGAGCAGCCGGAATGCGACCCGGGCCAGGCCGATCAAACCCTTGAACGCGACCGCCGATATGAAGTCCTTGTCCTCATGCCCCACGGTGAATTTCCTGGTATTCCGCAGGTCTCCCGCTTGCGCGGCGATGCTCCCTGACGCCGCCTCGGAGCCGTTAATATAAATCACCGCATTGCCGTCCCGGTCCGCCCGCACCGCCACCCAGCTCCAACTGTCCATTTCCACGGATCCGTCCGGCGTCAATATCCAAATGTTGTCGGTCACCATCAGCTGGAAAAACACATACTTATAATATGGCACATAGCCTAGTCTCCAGGACGGCTCCGCATCGTTGTACTTTTTTGCCAAAATACATTTAGCAGCGGTGGGATACGCAGCCGTACTGTCCGGCCGGATTAGCACATCCAACGTCAGGTCCGCGGTCCCCGGGTTGAAATCATCCGAGCCGGTGGTCAGCTGCACATAATGCAACTGGTCCAAACTCAGGGCCTGGACCGCCGGGGCCGTCCATACCAGTTTGCCGTTAGCCAATCCTCCCCTCCCGCAACAGCTCCCGGCTCAGGGCCGCCCGGATGGCCCGTGCCTGCTGTCGCCAGAATGCCTGGGTGAATGTCTGCTGGCCGCCGCCGCTGACATTGACCTGCACCGTGATCGGCCCCGCCGGCCCTGCCAGCGGCTCTCCTCGGTTCAACCGCCCAAAGGCCTCCGGCCCGTACCTGGCCTCCAGGGCCCGCATCCCCTGCCGGGACAACACCCCCTCCCCGGTCTGGGCCAGGATTAGCCGCTCATCCACCGCCAGACCCCGGTGCGCCACCAGCACCCCCCCCTGGTGCATCACCAGGCCCCCGCCGTGGAAAAATCCGAAAATCCCCCCGATGCCGCTCAACACCGAGCTCAGGATATTGCCGATGCTCTGCCCCGCCTGCACCAGCCCCTGAGCCCCGGTGGCCAGCACCTCGCCGATGCTGTCCCCCGCCGAGGTTACCGACGCCGCCCCCTCGGTCAGAGCGCCGGTCAGCTCCTCCCCCGCCCCTCCCAGCACCTCGGCAAAAATATCAGATAATTTCTCTACTGCCAGTTTGCTGATCCCGTCAAGAAACATGTCCGCCAGCTTCAAGCCGAAATCCTCGAGCCTGACCGTATCCCCCCTTACCAACCCTTTGAAAAATCCTGACACGGCCTCCTGGGAAAATTGTTTGGCCGACTCTAGCATGTTCAGGGTCGTCTGCGCCCCCCGGGTCTCCGCCGCCCGCCGCTGTCCCAATGCCCAGGCCTGCACTCCCCCGGCCGCCCCCTCGGTCATCAGCCGCCGCTCCGAAAGCGCCTCCTGCCGCCGCTTCTCCGCCTCCCTCTGCAGATTTTGCAGCTGCTGATATTCTTCCTGGGTGATTTTGTGCTCCAGCAATTGCTGCCTGAGTGACTGCCGTTCCCGCTCACCTTCCAGTTGCAGGATTTTTTCCTCTATGGTCAATTGCTGACTCAGCAACGGCGTCGCCCCGGCTAAGTCCTGCAGGTATTTGTTCACCCGCCCCAGCCGCTCCTGGATCTTGGCCGCCTCCGTCGCCGCCCGCTTGTCCGCCATGGCCTGCTGGATCGCGGTCAGCCGCGCCTGCGTTTCCCCCTCCACCTTCTCCAGCGATTTCCCGGTGGCCTCCGCCAGGCGCACCATCGCCGCCCGGTTCAGGCCGTATTTTTTCAGGAGCTGCTGCTCCTCCTCCGCAATCTGGGCGTACCGGTCCCCCAGGGCCCGGGCCTGCCATCGGGAAAATTCCTCCTCGATTTTTTCCGACTTTTGGGCCGCCACCTGCCGCGCCAGGGCGATGCCCTCCTCCGCCGCTTTCCCCTCCTTGGCATACTGGCGGATTTTCTCCAAGGTCTTCTCATACCAGCCGATCACCGCGCCGAAGCTCCCCTCCGCCAGGCGCGTGAGCTCCCCTTGCAGGGTGCTAATCAGATTGGCATACTGCTGAGCCGTGTCCCGGCCCCCGCCGCCCCCGCCGCCCCCGCCGCCGGCTCCCGGCGGCGTCCTGGTCTCGGGCACGGGCTGCTGCCGCAGCCACATCTGGTAGGTCTCCTGCTTGTACCTCTCCGCCTCCCGGGCCAGCCGCTGGTTCATCTCCATCTTGTCGGCGATGACCTGCTCCGGCGTCCGCTTCTGCTCCACCCCCGGATAGAGGTCCAATCCCAAGCCCGCCCCCAGGTCAGCCCGCTGCTGGGCGATGGCCGCCATCTCCCGCCGCCACCCGGCCAGGTAATCCCAGCCGGTTTTGAGCCAGCCCACAATGCCCCGCACCACCGTCAGGACGCCTCCCGCCGCATCCTTGACCACCGCCCAACCGGTGGCGATGACTTCCCCAATCTCCTGGCCATGCTCCTTCAGAAACTTGTTGATCTCCTTGAGTATCTCCACCCCGTCCTGCCACAACCCCGAGTTCCGGGCGATCTGGGCCGCCTGGGTCGCCAGCGTCGTCCCTTGGGCCGTCAGGGTGTTGGTCACGTCAGTCACCGCCAGGTTCAGGCCCGGCCACAGGGAGGCCAGCCACTCGAGGAGTGTCCCGGCCTGCTGATGTTTTTTCACCAAATCCTCCCAGCCCGGCCCCACCTGATCTCTGATCAGCATGGCCACCTGGCTGGTGGCCCGGGCCTGCCCGTCCAGCAGTGCCCGTATCTCCTGGGCGATCTGTATCTGGCTGTTCTGGCCCTTGGTCATGAGCAGGATTTTGTCCACCACCAGGCCCAGGGCCGGTATCTCCTCTTTGCGGACGTTATAGCCCTTATTTACCAGGATATTATAGGCCTCCTGCATCTGCTGGGCCCCGGCGAAATGTTTGGCCGCCTCCCGCTCCAGCTCCGTATACATTTCCTTGGCATGCAACAGGTTACGGGCATAGGTGTAAGCCGGGTCGCTTTGGTCCTTGGCCAGGTCCGTGAGGCTCGCGGCGATGGAGATTACGGACATCTGGTAATCCTCTGTCACCCGCAGGGCCGCCTGTATGGCCCGTTGCAGCCCGTACACCCCCCCCGCCGCCGCCGCCAGGGCCGCCACCTTCCGCCCCAGGGCCGCCACCGACAGGTCCATCCCCGCGGCGAAATCCCGCCCCGCCGCCTCGCCGGCCTGCCCCAGCGCCTCCGTCTCCACCCGGGCTTCCCGGATTTTCACCGTCCCCTGGTCATCAACATACAACTGGATGGTCACCCGATCCGTAGTCGCCATCCCGCACCCCTGTTCAATGCCGGAGATTTTCCACCGGCGCCGTCACCTCAACCTCTCCTGCGCCTGCCGCGCCGTCTGATACACCGCCGCCAGCCGCCGCAGCACCCGCGGCCGCGCCTCCCGGGGCACCCCGTACCACTCCAGCACCTCCCCGGGCGAAAGGTGAAAATCCATTGCCAATTGATTGTGCATAGTCACGAAAATTTCCCAGAGAAGCCGGTTGCCGGGCAGCAGCTCCGGCGGCTGGCAATCATGGCATGGGGGCGCTACGCCGAAGAGGATTTCTTCCCGGTGGCACCGCCGGCAGGTGCGGGCTGTGGGGTCAAACTGCCTCTCCGCGTAGCTGAGGAGTTTTTTTCCAGCTCCTCCTCCTCATTCCGTCGCAGTTCCATCACCCGCAGGAGCCAGTTCACAAAAAGAAAGCTCCGTTTGAGCAGAGCCTCCAGATTCTCCGGGTTGTAGGCAAATTCAGCCCCCTCCGGGACTTCCCCCCGGAACCGGGCCATGGGCAGCAGCCGCCGCAGCCCCGCCACCGTCAGACCCCGCCAGCCGGTCACCGCCCGCCGCAGAGTGGCCAGCAGCTGCGCCTCCGGCTCCTCCCCGGCCCGCACCGCGGCCACCGTCCCCGGCACGTCCAGGAGCCTCACCTCCACCGCAAACCCGTCAATCTCCGGCACCTGCACCGGCGGCAACTCCCGCCACTCCTCCCACCGCGGCACCAGTGGGTCAGACGCCAGCATCTCCTCCAGCCTCATTTTCCCCCCCATGACGGCACAGGTTTTCAACCCGCGCTCTCTTAGGTCAATGCGATGGACAGCTCATCATCGCCGGCATTCATCGCCGCAACCGCCGTCAATTGGTCCGTTAGGATGCCGGCTCGGTTGCCCTCTTTGAGGTCGCTGATTACCAGCTTGGGGCAGGAGATGGCGATGGTGTTGCCCGCCGCACTCCCCAGGCTGCATGACAGGGCAAACGCCGTCCCCGCCTTCATTAACCCGGGGAAATCTTTCGTGGCCACGGTCACCGTCTCCGGGTCAAAAGTCACTTTGGGGGCCCGCCCCGTGATCAGGGCGCTCACGTTCCCCGAGGCCGCATTGGGCGAGGACCGCAGCGCGATGGCATTGGCCACATCGATGGTCAGCTTGTCGATCACCGCGGCATAGGAATCCGCCGTGAAGGTGGCCGACAAAAACGCCGGCGGCACCGTGCTCTGGTAGCTGGCCGACACCAGGGCCCCATCCACCCGCTCATAGTCCGCCCCGGTGAATTCGAAGTGCAGCAGGCCGAATTTCCCGGCTTCCAGCTCCAGGCGCACCGTCCCCCGGGCCCCCCAGATGCGGTTGATCACCCCGTCCCGGTACAGCCCCAGGGTCATGCTGGGAATGCTGCTGCTGGCCGGGGTGTAGGTCACCGAGGTGTTGGCCACAATCGTCTCGCTGAACCCGCAGGCCTTCAGGAACTTGCCCCACTCCGGGGCCGTGCCTTTCGTTCCGGACCCCTTTAACTCTACCGCGAACTTCACCTTGCTGCTTCGGGCCCCCGGCACCGGCGCCATGACCGACAGCGTCTCCCGGTGCGGGTCCCGCTGGTTGATCGTCTGGGCCGGGTCAAAGCCGGTGTCATACACCAGCACCGCATCCGTCGCCGACAGGTTTTCTTTGGTGCCCTCGACGGTCTCAATTTTGCCCAGTAATTGTGTGCGCTGCAGTGCGATCGCCATTATTTGGCCCCCCTCTCCGCCGGCCGCCGGGGCGGTGCCTCCGGCTCCATTTTCGGCAATGCCTCCATCTCCGGCTCCTGCCGTGCTGGCTTCTCCGCCTCCACGATCACCGTGATCGCCGGCCGCACCTGGAATCTCAGTGTATCCATATTATCCCCCTTCTCCCGGTGGCCCGGGCTTTCAGCCTATGCTCATCTGCTCAGCCCGCCGGCACCCGGTCATGCCAGAACTTGTACCGGGCCGTATAAATCACCTGGGCCTGGTCCCCTGCGAGGATTTTCTCCTCCACCGGCAGCAGGCCGCAGGCCCTGATCTCCAGCCCCAGGGTGTTGCCCGTCAGAATCTCCCGGAGATCAGCCAGCAGACTGTAAACGCCCGCCTCCCCGGTTCTGGCCTCCGCCTGGTCCCGCCAGCTCCGGGCCGCCACATACAGGGTGACCCGCACCTGCGCCGACAGGTACGGGTGGGCGATCACCTCATATTCCGCCGCCTCGATCTCCACCAGCACCGCCGGCAGCCCCCGCAGGCTCACCTCCACCCCGAATTCCGTGGCCCGGATATGTCCGGCATAGCCCTCCAGCACCAGCAGCGGCCCCGCCGGCGCCAGCAGTGGCTGCAGCACCGTCAAAAGCCCCGTCTCGTAATCCCCGAAACTGTAGTCCGTCATCAGGGCCTGCCCATAATGTAAGCCGCGATCATCTCATCCGCCCGCTGGATATCCTCGTCCTGGAACACCAGATACGGCCGGGCCGGGATCAACACCTTCCGCCCCCGGCCCGCCATCCCCCCGAACTGGTGGATGGCCGCATATACCACCGATGTCCCGATGACCACGCTCCGGGGCGTCACCTCCGCCACCTGGATGCTGCGCCGCAGCCGCCCCGTGTCCGTCAGGGGCTTCCGCCCCTCCCAGGCCGCCTGGCCCCGGGCCGTCATGCTGGTCTTTCCCCAGAAGCTTTTCCGCCTGGTATGCCAGTCAACCTTTGATATGATCTTAAGAGGCTCCCAGGCTGTGGGCCGCCCCCCCGCCGCGAAGTTGCGCTCCACGCTCCCGAGCATGTATTGCCCGAAAGCCCGCAGCACCTGGGTCAGATTCTCCCCCCTGGACTCCACACCTCGGAGTCGGGCCGCCGCCTCCTCAGCCCGCACCCTTATCGCCGCGCCCGCCATCGCCTCAACGTCCAGCTGGCCCGTTGGAACAGGGCCGCGATCTCCCGCTCCTCCTCCGGCGTCGGCCGGTAGTCCCGGGGCAGCCGCCCCATGGCCTCATAAGCCTGGCGCACCGCGGTCAGCCAGGCTGGCCGTCCGAACCAGCCCTTAAACCATCCCATCTCACCACCCGCTCAGCTTATCCCGGTCAAATACCCGGTCCTGCGATGCCACCTCCACCACCTCGGCCGCATCCCCGGACGGCTCTAGACCGTCGGCTCCGATGACCTGGGCCTTCCCCGCCGCCACATCCCGGAGATAGCTCAAGGCGTCCTGGTACCGCTGGCGCCGCACCTCGTCCGCAATCCCTCGGCGGACAAACAGGTGATATACCGCCATATCCAGGCACAGGGCCCGGATCCGGGGCGGCGTGGCCGCCAGCGGCAGGCTGTAGCGCAGCGCCAGATAACTGTCGATCTCCGCCCCGGCCCGGTCGATGGCAGCCTGGGCCACCGCCTCGTTCGGGTCCCCCCCGATCTCCGCAGTGAGCTCCGCCAGCTCCTTCTCGCTGAGCAGCTCCTGGAGCTCCGTGGTCGTGCAATAGCCCACTTACCGCCTCCGGCCCCGGCCCCGCGGCCCCGCCGCCGGCGCCTCTGGTTCCTCACCAGGCGCCGGGGCTTGCGCTTCGGCCGGCTGATACCGTTCCCGGAGCGCCCCCAGCACCTCCCGGGCCAGCTCCGCCTCCGGCCGCGCCCCCGGCGGCAGCCCTCTCAGCTCCTGCAGCAGCATCTCCAGCCTCCCCCGTAACCGGCTCATGAGTGCCTGCCTCAGTCAGCCAACTCCGGGACCACCAGCAGGTCCGCCGAGCCCTTCCAAACATTGGTCTTGGAGCCGCCGGCGGCGGCATCTCCCAGAATTACGTCCGCGTTCAGCAGCTCCCTGGCCGTGGCCTCCAGGCTGGGGGGCACCACCAGGAGATTGGGCGTGACCCCCAATTTCCTCCCATCCGCGTTGGCGATGCTCATCATGGCCGCCCGGGCCGCCGCGTAGGAGCTGGCGCTCAGCGTATTTGTGGATTTGTAGGCCAACTGCCACAGGCCATAGGCCGCGGCGTAGCGCCCGTCCACCCCGAACCTGAACTGTTTCCGCATGAACACATGCTCATCATCCGGCTGGTCCATGCGGGTCAGCTCCACTGGCTTGCGGAGCTGGAATATGAACGGCTTCACCGGCCGGCTGACATCGAACAGGTACCAGGCCGTGGAGGCCCCGGAGTCGAAATTGCTCGCCGTCCCATCGCCCACCGGGTGGTCCACGTCAAAGTAAAACTGACCGTCATAACAGACCGTGCCCCCGCCGGCCTTGATCAGGTCCGCGATGAGGCGGTTCGGGTGCAGCTTGGCCTCCAGGGCCATCTGGGACACCAGCGGGTTATACAACCCCAGCTGGTCATCCTCGATGTCATTGCGCTCCACCCCGATGGTGATTTCGTAATCCCGGTTCTCCACTATCCAGTTTTTGCCCTCCAGAGAGCGGATCACCCGGTCCCCGACCCATTCCCGCATGCCGGGGTAATCCAGGATAAACTTGTAATCCATGCTGCGCCCGGTGCTGGGCACCGTCATGGCGAGCCTGGTGTACCACGGCTCCGGGGCCACCTGGAACGCCGCGTTGAACACCGCCGACAGGCCCACATACACATTCGCCAAAGCCGCCTGATTGACAATCATTGTCTCTCCCTCTTATTTGTTGATGTCGATCCAGCCCTTGGTAGCTGAGATATATTTCATCAGCACCCCGGCCCTGATGTCGTTGGTGGTGCCGGCGGCGTCATCGAACGTCTGGTCGTCCACCAGATACATGGGGTCTCCCAGCATGGCCTGGGAGATGCTGGTGGCGGCGAATTCAAATACCCCTGTGCGCCGCACCCGCACACTTTTAGCTCCGTTGGCTCCGGCGGTGTTGTCCACCTGCTCCAGGGCCACCCCCAGGAACTTCAGCCCCGCAGTATCCGCCGCGGGGGTCACATAGCCACTGGTATTGGCGCACACCAGGCTGCCGGCATAAATTTTGGCGCCGGCAGCCACCGGAAAATCCAGTTCCACCCCCTCCCGATAGGAAGTCGGCCGATCTTTAGTTAACGCTGCCATGATCCCCCCCCTCCATATGTTTTTTGGTCGCCGCAAAGGCCTCCGTTTTCAGGCCCAGCTGCCGGCACACCGCCAGTTCGTCCTGATCCAAACCGGAGCCCCCGCCGGAGCCGCCGGCTTTTTGCAGCCTGGTGTTGACCGGCACTACCTGGGGCGCTTTGGCCGCAAAGGCCCGGAAGCCCTCCAGGTCCCGCCGGGCATAGGCCATCGCCCACTCCTCCTGAGCCGGGGTGAGCTTCCCATCCTGCAGCGCCTGGGCCACCGCCGCCCTGGCCTGCTCCTCGGCCCGGGCCGCCTTTAGCTGGGCCACCTCCTGCTGCACCTGGCTCAGCGCCTCCGCCCCCTGTTTCAGGGCCAGCACCGCCCCGGTGATCTCCCCCGGGGTGGCCGTCTCCGGCAGCTCCACCAGCCGGGCCACCTCCCTCAACGCCGTCCAGCCCTCCCGGTGCCGCACGGCCGCGGCCAGGATTTCCTCCTCCGCCGCCCCCTCTGCCAAATGCATTGCTGTTGATAGTTTTTCTTTCATTTTTTCCCCCTCAATCTTCACCCCCAGAGCCTGGGCCCGCCGCCGGATCCGCTCCTCAATGACCCGCCGCTCCGCCTGGGTGTACTGCTCCTGATTTCCCGCCTGGTGCCAGTAGGCCCAGGCCGCCCGGGCCTGCTTGGCATCCGGCAGGGGATAGCGCCAGTTCACCGGATCGCCCCACTCCTCTTCCGGCACCGCCGCCCACTCCGCCGGCTTGCTCAGGTTGCCCCCCTCCTTGACGCCGATGCCGTATTTTTTCGCCCGGGCCGCCCGCTCCGCCTCCAGGGCCGCCCGGGCCTTGGCCACCAGGGGCGGCAGCCCCGCAATGGCCGGGGTGTTGGTCAGAGCCAGGGACACCAGCTCCAGCAGCCGGCGGCTGTCCGACTCTACCCGCAGCACGGGCGAAAAGTAGCGGTACTCCCGGGCCTCCAGATGCTGCCGGGCCGCGGCCGTCCACTCCACCCGGGCCCAGAGCCCGTCCTCCCGGGCCTCCAGCTCCTTGATCCACCCCGCCGCCGGGGCCTTGCCCCCCGTCAGGCTCTGGTGCTCGTAGTCGATCACCAGGTCCAGTCCTTTGGCCTCATGCGCCGCCACGAGCCGGTCCAGGTCCTCCGGCGTCACCTGGTAGCTGCCCCGGCCGTCGTGCAGGCGCACCTCTCCCACCGGCAGCACCCGGATCCACTCCGGCGCCGCCGGCCCCGCCTCCAGTATCAGTCTGACCTCGCCCATGTGCTCCTCATGATGCCCAATGATGCCCAGGCTGCCAACCCGGACTCCCCTGCCGGCCCAGGTTTTCAACCTGTGCCCTCCCCGGGCCCCTCCTCCGGCCACCTGAAGTTGGTAACCCGCTCCCAGGAGAACCATTTCCGGCTCACCTGGTCGCCCTGGTTGCCCCCCAGCACCAGCACCCCATCGTCGTTTTCCCCCTCGTAAAACCCCACGTGATTGCCCCCTGGCCGGGTCATCACCACCACACAGCCCAGCCTGCCATCCTCCAGTTCCACCCCCCAGTGCCGCCAGGAGGCCGCCGCCGCGCTGTTGGTGCCTTTGAGCCCCGCCTGCTTTATGCACCAGTTTACAAAGGCGCTGCACCAGGGCGTCTCGTCCCGCCGGTCATCCGGAGCCCCCAGATCAGTGCTCCGCAGGTACTCCACAATCCGAGGATTGCTCTTCGGCCCAGGCACCTCCGCCTGGCCGAGTTCCCCCCGGGCGATTTGCAGCCATTTGGGGACCGCCTCAGTCATAGATGGCCTCCACCTCTTCCCGCAGGGCCCCGGCGATCTCCGGGGCAAACTGCCGGTAATCCGGGGAGAATTTCTCCCCCGCCGCCGGGGAGGCGAAATTCCCGGGCGGCGGCAGCCCCTCCCAGTCCGTCCGGGGCGTCAGCCCCTCCCGGGCCAGCTCCACCTCGTCATAGGTGATCACCCCACAGCGGCAGTTGTAATCCCAGGGCGGCCAGTAATATTGCCAAAACGGGTGATCCAGGGGATACACCAGCCCGTGCAGGGCCGCATGGCTTGGACGGGTGCGGCCGTCCATTACTGCAGAGTAGCGCCCGTAGGGCCGCAGCTCCCGCACCGCCTGGGCCTGCTCCCAGTGCCCCCGGCCGTAGGCCGAGAGCGTATTGGTCCGGAACACCGTCTCCCGGTGCCACGGCCGGCTCAGGATCTCCTCCGTCTGCCGGACAAAATCCGCCAGGGTGCCACCCCCCTCCAGGGCCGCCTGGCAGGCCTCGTACACCGTCTGCAGCTCCTCCGCGGCGTACACCCAGGCCGCGGTGAAGGCCCGCCCCTGGATATCCCGGGAGAGCGCCCGGAACTCCTCCCGGCTCACCAGGCGCTTGGCTTGGAACCAGGCCGCCGCCTCCGCAAATGGCCGGTCCCAGGCCGCCGCCGCCTCAAATTCCGCTTCCGCCAATTTCCCCGCCTTTGTCCGGATTCACCGTCTGTTGACCAACAAGCGCCTCCACCTGCGCATTCGTCATTCCCAACTGAAAGATACGAGCCGACGGGTCTTCCACCTTTTGGAGTTGTACCCTCTCGACGGCTCCATTGGGCGCCTCTCGCAGCACCACCTTGTGCAGGTCATCGACCACCCCGGTCTCCTTGTCAGACAGCACCTTGAGTTCTTTTATTACGAACCGGTTCTGATAGAGTGCATCCAGGTGCCGCTTTGTTTCCTCCGGGTACAACCGGAGGCAGGCCTGCACGTCCGAATATGTATTTAGTCGTTTGGGAAACCCTCGCATACCAGCCCCCTAAGTCAGGGTAAAATAGCGATCTATTTTTTTTATGGTTGCCAAAAATGGTATTTCATTGCCATATTTCTCCATCTGGGCAATCAACACCGAGGACCCTGTAAATAAAACCAATTGCCTCCCTTCCAACTCAAACTGCATTGTCAAACATCTATGAGAATTGCTGCCCCTGAATTTGCTGTCTGTCAATCTGTAGCCGGTGATCATGATTTCCCGGTTTATAATTTCATCAATTTTTACCTTCTCCCCAGCCAAGGGCCGGTCGTCAGCCGCAAAATCACTGAATCGCTTCATGCCGACATAGTGCCCATAGTTCATCGATGCCGATAGTTCGCCTGAAATTGTAAGCCTGAGCCCATGTAAGCCAGCCCAAGGTGGAGGCCAGCGATGATCGCATATGTTCAGTAGTGATGAGCCCGCGCCGCCATTGTTGGGGTAGTTGTTTAATCCTTCGTTTCACCCGTTTGGCCGTCGATTTTCGAAGCAATATTTTATTGGGGAAATGCCTGTAGCCGAGAAAATCAACCCCCTGTGATACAGGAAATATTTCCCTTTTGCTCAATATCAAGGAAAGCCGGTCGGCCAGAAACTCTGAAATGCTGGCCATAGCATCCCGCAATTGCAGCTTATCTGTAGAAAAAAGGCAAAAATCATCACAATACCGCACATATCCTCGTATTTTTAAATCATTTTTGATATGCCGGTCCAGTTCATTCAAGTAAAGGTTGCCGAACCATTGACTGGTATAGTTTCCGATCGGAACATTTTTCCCACCCTGTATACTGTAGATGATATTTTCTATCAACCATAGGGTGTCCCGGCATTTGATTTTTCTTTGGATTATTTCAAATAAAATATTATGGTCAATTGATGGATAAAATTTGGAAATGTCGCATTTTAAACAATAGCGGTATTTTCTGACCAATTCCATTGTCCGACGGCTGCCGGCATGCAATCCACGGCCGCGTCGGCAGGCATACGAATCAGATATGAACATTTTGTCCCAGATTGGCTCTATCACGTTCATCAGCGCATGTTGAACAATGCGATCGGGATAAAAAGGCAGTCGGTAAATAGTTCTGGTCTTGGGCTCATGGATAGTCTTCAGTTTGTATGGCGAGGTGGTAAAGGTCTTGTTGCTCAACGCTTCCCCCAGTCTCGCCAGTTTGCCGTTCAGATCCCGCTCCATATTCTGAACGGCCCGCTGCCAGCCCTTGCCCCGCTTGGCCTTGGCAAAGGCCAGCATAAGGTTTTCCGGGGCCGCGATCTGCGAATATAAGTTGCCGTGTCTTTTCATGGCAATCGCCTGGGGGAGCCTTCGCCGCTGCTACTAACTCCCCCCGGCCTCCGTTGAGTATTTTGCCGCCCTGCCGGGCGACAAGGCCGGAGGATTCAGCCAGGAGTTTCGCACACCCTGTCTCCGTGCACCTGCGCCTGCCGATATTCGAATTCGCATTCCAGCGATAGTTATTCGCATTCCGGCAGCGGGGACCGCAATTCGTCCCATTATCCCAATTGCCGCCCGCCAGGAGCTAATCGTTATAACCCTCCAGCCCAAATTGTCGCGCTCGCGAGGCGCGTTGTCGTGTTGCCGTTTTACCTCGGCTCCGCGCACCCGCGCCCGCCGATAATCGAATACGCACGCCAGCGATAGCTATACGCATGCCGGCAGCGGGGACCGCAATACGCCCCACTATCCCAATTGCCGCCCGCCAGGAGCTTAATCGCCTGCCCATAGGAGGATTGCCGATACATGGACCCGAGGGTATCCCCAAGGTCTTGGTAACCCCAGGACAGCGCCGTGGCA